TTGTCCTCAATCGCTTCTTCAGTGATTGCGAACGCAAGAGCTATCGTATTGTGCGTATATCTAGCAGTGAAAGTCTCATTGGCTTGGTCATAAGACACGCCTGATCCTTCAGCTTTTATCGCAGCATTACCAAATCCTGATAACATAACTTCTTCTTCAAATGCTCTTTCAGAAGTTTCTTTATCGAAGATTTCTTCGTGCTCGTTTTCGTAACGTTTGTATTCAAGTCCAAACAGAGCGTTTAAACCTGGTTCTAGTTCTTTAACTAGTTGTGATCGTGATATAGCCATAGTTTATATACTCCTTATAGTATTGATTGACCTGATTTAATCTTCACAATGAAGTCCTCACTAGCAACAGCCACTTCGTTCCCAATAAATTGAGACGGGCTTAATACTAATAATTGTCCACTTGTAGATGAAGCTAGATCTAATAGATCTGCAGAGATTCCATTTACGGAACTTCCAGCAGCATATAAAATATCAAAAGCTACACCGACAGCACTTACTCCTAGAGCAGTACCTGTTGATTTAACCAAGTATAGTTGATTTGGATCGTCAACTACAAACGCTTGAATGTTACCTTGAGCAACATCAGTTTGTGTGTAGTAGTTTTGCCATGTAGGTTTGTTTCTGTTATTAGGATTCACTTCGATTAAACAACCGTTGAATACTCCTAATACGCTACCAGTAGAAGACGAAGTTACCGGAACAACAGTTCCTGTAGCTGTAAGGGCAACTAAATCACCTTGATAAAGAGCCGTAGACTGATTATCAAGAATGTAAAATTGGTCCTGTCCACCACTAGCATATCCACCACCTACTTTGCCAAGTGGTCTAAGACCAAAGGCTTTAGTTGTGTTTGCCATATTTTTTACTCCTTAAGTTTATTTTTAAACCTTGTTGGGTAGGAATTACTAAATAATTAGTCCTTCTTTGTACCACCAAAAGTTACACGAGTTTGCCTCTCATTACTGATCGGCATACTTGGATGCTGTTCCTTCATAGGATCGTTTGCAATAGCGTCAGCTCGTTCTTGAGTTCTTTTTGCAAAATACTCTTCACGAGACTTAGCGATCTCTTCAGGTACCCTAGCCAGCAATAGGCCACCAACCCCAATCACTCCTGCGTATTTACCGTCTTTGACAATTGGATAATTCTGTTCAGGAAATTCATCAGCTCTCACTAATTCATAACCTGATCTCATTCTACCTGTGATATTTTTAGTATCATCAAAGCCTAATGATTCAGCTCTTATCCATCTATGTCTAAAACCGTCTGGCGCAGGCGGTGCGTCTAGAGATGATGGTGGAGTCCAAACTTGTGGTCTAGTTGTTTTAGACCTAGTTTCGCTCGCACGGGAAGTCTTAATTGTTTTATTTTCGTTTACCATATGCCTTATACCTCCTTCGTGATATTTAGTTGTTTCGCATATTCTTCTAATGGCACACCTAATTTTTTAGCAATTGCTACCTGTGATGATGTGAGCTTCACAGTTTTGCGACCGGCTGTTCTACTAACACGGCTAGCCGAAGCTACTGTTTGTGTTGGTTTAACATTTTCAGTCGATTGAGATCCAGTTGTAGCAAATTTATGCGGAAATTCAAGTCTTATTCTTTTATTGATTTCCGTATAGTATTCGTCACTTTGTGGATCGTAACCTTCATCTTCTACAAGCCTTTTATGTAAACTAAAGGCCGTATAAGTCATTGGCTCATCCTTACCAAACCATTGATTTTTCTCAGCCCAATCACGAGCCTTAGGATCTGGATTGATAGGTTGCTCAGGTTGTTGATAAGTAGGCTGTTCTCTGTATTCTTGAACAGGTTTAGAATTATCAACTTTAACTTCCAAAGCTTGTTTAGATTTGATTTCGTCAAGTCTTGCCTCTTCATATCCTAATCTAGCTATTTCAGTTTGAGCGGCAATTTCAGCTTTAAGATCACCATCTACTCTGGCTTGACCTAATCTAGATGCTGCAGCTTCCATGGAAGACTTAATTCTATTTTCCATTTCAGTTACATAACCAGTATCTAGTTTATTTAAACGACCTGTAAGTTTTTCTTTTTCAGCATGAACTTTACGTGCATAGTCGATAGCAGCTTCACGCTGTCTTTCGGCCTCACGCATTTTCTTAGTTAGTTTTGCTATTCTTTTCTGAACACCTTCACTGTAATCGTCTAATTCTTTCTTTTGGTCATTTGCAGGAACATTTTCTTCAGTTCCTTGATCCTTGATTTCTGTCTCTTTTTTAGTCTCCACTGCAGGCTGCTCATTTGATTTCGCAGCTGTGTCAGAGGACTTAGTATCGTCTGCGCTAGTTTCATATTCCTTCTCCTGTTCTGGTTGCTTAACATCTAATTCGATATCGGCTCCAGGACCTGAAGTATCTATGTCAACCATCACATCGCTTTTCTTTTTTTCTTCTGGCATAGTTTCCCCTATGTTTATATATGATGAAGAACGTCTTCAGGATTTTTAATTGTCCCTAAAACTTCGTCATCGTTTAAAAGGCGCACTTCGCCACCTTCTATTGGTAACCTTGATCCCGCATAACGGGCAAAGATCACCCAATCTTTTTCCTTGCACCACGGACCCTTTGGATATCTTTCTTTATCATGATATGCTAATGGACCCATCTTTATGACATAACCGCAATTAGTTGCGATTCTTAATTTGTCTAAAGATTCCTGTGCTATTAAAATTCCACCTTTGGTTTTATCTTTTGGGGTAAATGGTAATACTAAAATTCTCCAACCCGTTGGGTTTGGTAAACTGTCAATAAGAGTTTGAGATATATTATCTGCTCTTACAGTTTTTTCATTTTGTTCTTTATATTTTTCTTCAAGACCTAAAACAGTTTTAGGTATTTCAGTCGAGTTTGATAACGTTTCCGGCATCTTGTCTTAGCTCCTTTTTGTTTAGCAGGTTAGAGATCTCCTGTAAGATATATTCGTATGTACGAATTTGGCCCAAAATATACTTGTAATCCTCCATATTGTCAACACCTCCAGAAGTCGCAATTGAAGTTAAATTACTTAATTGATCCTTCATAAATCGTTGTAGTTTACTTGCTATGTCTATCGTATCGTCCATTGTTTACCTTTCAGTTGTTATTATATTAACAGTTCCACTTACGTAGAGACTTATTAATTCTTGAATCTGGATCTCTAGCTGTTTTAGCTGAAGTCAATTTAGATTTCATACCTTTCATTCTAGAACAAAATGATTTTCTTCTATTAGCAGATTTAGAACCAGGTTTCAACTTACTTGGTTTAGTAGTTACTGCCATTGATAATTTAGAGCCTGGGTTTGCACGTCTATAAGATGCAATACCTTTTTTATTTAAACCACCTGATTCGGATTTTCCTTCTTTTCTTTGCCAAGCAGCAGTTGAACCACCCTCAGCTTTTAGTATCCTTGCTTTTCCACAACCTCTATTTTGAATACCTAGTCCAGCCATTATTTCTTTTTAGGGAAACCTTTTTTCATGTTGGAGTATGCTTTTTTAGAAATAGTAGATTCAGATTTAGGTCTTGATATACCTAATTTTTTTCTTCTGTTTATATTTGCCCAAAGACCTGGTTTAGATGAACCACCTTCTTTAAAAACTCCTCTGCCTTTTAAAACATCAGCTCTAGTAACTTTTCCATCTCCAGTTAAATCTGGAAGAGATCCTTTTGCAAGACCAGTTCTAGCAATACCGTTTCCTCTTAATTGTTTTCCAAGTCCAGCCATATTAATAAAATTTTGTTGTCTTAAGTTTAATTGCTTTTCCTTGGCCTCTACCCACCAAGCCACCTTTTTTATATTCTTCCATTTGATTTAATTCTGATTTCAATTCATCAGACATTCTTTCTGCAGCACCTAATTCAGTAGGATCTAATAAATCCATAGCAATTCCAACTCCTGGGATTGCTTTTAAACCTGTTTTTAAACCTTTTTTACTTGCTTCTGCATATGCAGCTCTTCTTGCAGCTCTTTTAATATCCGCTGCTTTTTCCATGTCTGCTTCGCTAGTTAATCCTTTTCTTCTAGCCATATTAATAAATGCTTTTCTCTTAGCACTATATTTAGACTCATCATACTTTCCAGTATTTGTTCTACGTTCGTCTTTTAATATATCGTCTTCAGCCATAGTAATATCCTTTTAAATAAGCCGGACAAGCCGGCTTTATTTAATAATTATTTTTTCTTCTTAGCTTTTCCGCCTTTTTTCATATACTCGGCAGTCTCTTCTTTAGCATAGGCCTCTGGAGATTTTTTTCCAGACTTAATCATCTTAGCTTGTTTACCTAAGCTTTTTAATTCTTCACCTTTATGCTTTTCTGATTTTTCACCTTTAACAAAAGCTTTAGGAGAAGTTTTTCCAGATTTAACTGATTTAGCTTCTGCTAACTCTTCACCGTAAGTTTCTTTTCCGCCAAATAATTTTCCACCTTTAGCTAGAGCAGCTCCCATTCCTCTTTGAGCTATTCCGCCGCCTCTAAGTGCTGCGCCTAATCCTCTAAGAGCAATTCCACCACCTCTAAATGCTGGTCTTGGTCTTTGTTTAAAATCATCTCTCATATTTACTCCTTGTTATTTTTATTAGCCATCGTGCGTGCGATAGATTCACCAGATCGTCCTACTACATATCCACCCAAGCCAATTTGTAACAATGTCCAAACATCGCCTGGTAATTCAAATGTAATAACCGTTCCTAGCATTAATCTTATAACAGGTCCAAGAATATAATTCCAGACTAATATAAAAATTAACACATACATTAAAAGGGGCCTCCAACTTGCTGAAAACCAGCCTGCTTTAGCCTCTGCTTCAACTATAGATGCTGCCGCTTTTAATTCTTCTGTACTAGATTGTAATAGTTGTTGATTAAGTTGTGACTTTAATTTCTCTTGTAAATCTTTATCAGGAACTGATTTTTCAATGGTTGAAAAAAGAATTTTTGCTAACGGTGCTATTGC